GGGGCCCAGGGCGCAGTGCAATACATCCCAATCCTATGTGGGGTTGGTTCTACTGGCTTAGTGCCGGAAAGGAGTTCGTGATGGTAAATCACGATCACCCCTCCGGGGCTATAGTCAGGATCACTGTGATTAACAACCTCAGTGACCCTACTAAGTGCCCTGTGTGCGGTGCCGATAGGCGTCCGCACCTCTGCATTTAGCAGTGGTACCAACCACGTGTTGGATTGGTTCCGGGTGAATTAACACCCGGGGACCGTATCAGCTTTCCGGCCCGTGAGGAGGTATACTATGGGAACACGCACACGGAAGATTCCGTGTGAGTTTCCTTCATCGTCTCGTATGGTCTATAGTTATATGGACCTTTGGAGACCTTGGGTCGATTACAAGACAGTCACTAATAGTGACCCATCTTGGATCGGCAAGTCCTACCTCATGGGGGGTCAGAATACTGACTCAGAAAGTCATGATTCTTGGAACAAGCACCGTAAGGGCAAGTTCCATGGGGATCTAGGTGGTCCCTTCTTCACGCAGAAGTGGTGGGTCGAGCTCTCGAGCTCGAGTCCCGCTCACCTCTACGGGGAGACTTGGGATCGTCCGGATGATATATATCCCGGAGGAAGCAGACGGATCGCCGTTTCATACGACGGTCCGATCATGCCTATGTTCCCTGGTTATATGCAGTTTCCTACTTGGTCCTATTCGTCGGAAGACGATTTGAACGAGTTGGGAACTACTGCTATTTCCAGGTGTTCACCTTCGAACCCCTCCGTCGATCTAGCCGTCACCATCGGTGAGTTAGTGCACGAAGGCCTTCCAAAGGCCATCGGCGCCACTCTCCGATCGCTCAAGTCACTCACGGGCCAACAACGCCGACAGGCGCTTGGTCATGAGTACTTGAACGTTGAGTTCGGTTGGAAGCCACTTATCAATGACCTCACTGACTTTGCTCAGGTGGTTCTTCGCGTAAATGATGCTTTCAAGCAATATGAACGCGATTCTGGTAGGATGGTTCGACGGGGTTATGACTTCCCGGAGATCAAGGATACCAAGATCCAAACCGTGCAGACGAACGTCAGTCCTTGGACTGATATCGGAAGCGGCGGATGGATCGAGGATTCCCTGGTCAATAAGGGCCATGTCGTTCGTACGGAAACGTTGGAACGACGTCAGTGGTTTAGGGGCGCCTTCGCTTATTATGTCCCACCTCCTGATGGAAGTGTGATTAACAGCATTCAGCGCGCCGTTATCCAGGCTCGAAAGACGCTTGGATTGTCACTGACTCCAGATGTTCTCTGGAATTTGGCACCTTGGAGTTGGGGTCTCGACTGGTTCGGCAGTACCGGTGATCTAATCGAAAACTGGACTGACTGGGCCGTCGATAACCAGGTGTTGTTGTACGGGTACATGATGGAGCATACGCTCTGTAAATATACCTATACATTCATGGGCCCCACCGGTCTTAAACCGGCTAGTGCCCATGTTCCACACGTTAGCTTCGTCACTGAGACGAAGCAGCGTAGGAAGGCAACACCATACGGTTTCGGCTTGAGGATGGAAGAACTTTCCACCCGCCAGAAGGCCATTGTTGCCGCGCTTGGTATATCCAGGTCGCGGTAGCAGATGTATTATCCGCGTTACAACGCCAACTGGGGTTTAACCGAACCCCTAGGAGTGATGCTCATGTCATTCACCGACCCGCTCTCGATCACCATCTCAGGACAAACCTCGCCGCTTCCCCGCGTTGACGTGGGGGACGACAAAAGTGAGTACCTGAGTGGCGATGGGCTCATCCGTCTGACCGCCTCCCATGACTATGGGAAGCGCACCAGACGAGCCCTGCGGATCGACACTTCGAAGTTGTCTCCGGATCCGTTCAAGCCGGCGGAGAATGTCAGAGTTTCCATGAGTAACTACATGGTCTTTGACGTTCCCCCCGCTGGCTACACGGCCGCGGAGGCCTTGGCAGTGTATGTGGGCTTCAAAACCCTCTTCACCGCAACTTCGGACGCGATGATTGTGAAGCTCTTGGGCGGTGAGTCTTGATTGGATGGATCGGATTCCGACGCTAACGCGTCTGTCCGAAAAATCCCTTTAGGACTTCACAGCTTTGAGCTGCTTTCACCGTGCCACCGGATAATAGTGGCTCTCGAGGCCAGCCCCCTGATAGGGACCGGTCTCGTGATCCGCTGCGTTCTTCGAGAAGAGAAAACTCTCCTGGAAGACGCCGCTCTGATCACGATACGCGTACAACCTTCACGAGGAAATTCTTCGTGATAACTGTCGCTGTGATCAATGCGATTTACCTGGTAAGTGTAGACTTCCTCGGCATTCAGTTTAACAACTGTTCGCTGTGGAAGTAGTGAACTCTACCGACGCGAGTCCGTCCATAAGGAGGAGGAGGGTTTGTTACCTTCTTCTTCCGGATTGGCCGTATTTCGTGTCTGTATGAGCTAGACGACAGAGCTAGGGATGACCACCTTCTACTAAGGAGGGGCCATGAAAAGCCTGACGTCACTCTGGTCCTGCACTGCTCATGAGTTGAGCGTGCGATGTTGCACTAGCGCCACTCGTGACATAACAACTGTCACGAGTCGAGTTGAACACGAGGGGTTATCGTTTCTAGCGATTACCCTGGCGAACTTTGGAAAAGCTACCCAAAAGTGGCTAGACCAAGGTTTCGTCGTCCCTTCTGACGTTCCTGCCTTCAAACGAGGGCGTGGGCGTCATACTGGTATCCCTGCATTTCTGCAGGGTTTCCTTGGACGTGTGTTCGACTC